TGTATTAAATGTAAATTATCCATTATGCAAAAATATATTCATTATCTCCTGTTGATTGCTCAACATAGACATTGTTACTAATATTAAATGTGCTTATTGTTTGGTCTGTAGCAAAAATCTTATCTCTATATAATAAAACACCATCTGTAGTATTTCTAACTTCATAAGTGTAAAAATTAGACTCTTTAAGCACTTGTGCAGTTGTAAAAGTATAGTAATAGTCAACTTCTGTTAAAGTTGCATTAGAGTCAGTAAAAATAACTTTATTTTGCTCTTCTGATTTAATCACTACTGAATAGGTTTTAGCATTGTCTATTTGCTCTCTACTAGTAAAGTTAATTGTTTTATTCCCTAATGTTGTTAATACCTGCATATTTTTTAAAAAAAAAAGGGAAGGAAACTTTTTTTGTAACCTTCCCTTAAAACTAAACATTATATATTATATCACACAAACTATGAATTAGTGCCTTGTACTATTGTAACAGTTGCTGAACTCATTCCTGCAAATGGGTCTGCAGCAGTTGCTCCTGCAATGAAATTAGCAGGTTTTAACTCTTGTCCTGTAAAGTTAAGAGTATATCCACTCATATCTGCCATAGAACCACCTGTTGCTATAGTTCCACCTGTTACATCTGCTCCATGCTCTACACCTACTAGCATTGCATTACCATTATAATCAACAACGCAAATATGAGGTCTGCCGAAAGCCATTAATTTTATTTCTTTGTTATCTTCTTTACTTAATTTAGATAATGATAATGTAAGTGCTTGTTCAAAGAATGTCGTTCCATTTTCTCTAGAAGAGGTAATAGTCTGTTCTAATGAACTAGCTCCTTTAACATCATATTCATAAGCATTAAAAGTTCCAGTTAAATCTGTTATTTCATCATCTGTTTCTGTAACAGTTCCTAAATCTCCAAAATCTACAAAGTAAACCTTAGTTATTCCACCTACCACATCTTTACATGGTACTTTTCTTCCTTGGGTTAAATCACAAGCCATTTTTTTTAAGTATTAAAAGGGAGTTTTTACACTCCCTAAAGTTTATAATATTATGAGTAAAGAACTATATCAGAACCAATACCATATTGAACTCCTGATGTGTATCTCATGATTACTCTACAATTTTGAGAGCCATCCAAATCACCCATGTCTAAAATCTTAACCTCATTTAAGTCTGATAATAAACCAGTACCGAAGTATAAATTAGATTTTTGTGCAGCCATTGCTGTATTATCTGCAAGTCCATTAGCTACAAACAATTTAACACCATCAAAAGAAAGTGCTCCATCACCATACCACATATGAGATTGTGCATTAACACCTGAATTAGTAGCAGCAAAACCACCTAATGCTCTTACATATGCTCTAGCAATATTCTGTGAAATGTAAATGTGCATATCTTCTTTAGCATATAAAGCAGAAGGGATAGCATCTACAATTTTTCCAAGTTCAGTAACTACATTAGCAGCATCTACTGCTCCTGCTACTACATCTACTACATCTGCATCAGCAGTAGCAAGTGTAACAAGACCATCAAACTCACCTGCAGTAGCATTAGTACCACTCCAAATGTTTTGCTCTGTCTTTTCTGCTACTAGTCCTGCTACATGAGCAATAATAAAATCAGAAAAAGCAGGTGGTAAGTTATCATAAGCAGAATAACCCATTTGTATTGCCTCCCAATCAGACCTGAAATCTTTTTTACAAAGTTCAAGATTTACTTGAAACTCTTCAGGTTGTAATATTCTTTCTGTTAATGTTAAAGTTCCTGTTGGAGTAAAATCACAAGTAGCATCTTTAATGATATTAGCATCAGTTGCTCCTTTTTTAATTACCTCTTTGTACTTTACATTAGGTTTTACTTCAATTCCACCATTCTCAATAGTAGAACCACTCAACAATGCTGCAGCTATGTATTTACCTGCAAACTGACCAGCATACGTTGTAGTTATTGATGTTGTTGTTGCCATTTTTTTTTATTTAATTAATTATTAGCTATTTTACTAAAAACTCTATCTCTTATAGTTTCAGTTCTTTTTTGACCAAATAACACTTTGTTAGTTTTCTGAGTTGTTTCAGGATTGTGTTTAATTGGCTCTGCTTTCTCTTCTTTAGTTTCAGCAGTCAATTCAGTAACTTCTTCTACCTTCTCTTCTTTAGATAGTTCAGTAGTTTCTTCTTTAATTTCTTCTTGAGTTTCTTCAGACATTTCTTCTTTAGATTTTAACTCTTCAATCATTGACTTAAGTTCTTCAATAGTTGACTTAAATTCATCTGCACTTACAAATTGAACTTCCTCTTTAGTTTCTTCTTGCATTTCTTCTTCTACTACTTCTTCTTCTACTTCTGCTTTAGCATCCATAATTTCAGAAATAAGTCCTTCTTCTTCTACTTTAAGCATTTTGCCATCTTCTAAAGCATATTCACCAACAGGCAAAGCTATTTGCTCTTCTTCTGTTTTAATAAATACTGCTTGTCCTGACTCAAAAGACTCTGCTACTAGAATAGTTCCATTTTCAAGTTTCATTTCAGCAAGTTTTACAGACTCTTCTGCAAGTTCTACACCTACTATGCTCTTGATTTTATTTAATATTTCATTTGCTTTCATACTACTAATGCAAAAAAAAAGCAATTTTGTTATATTTAAGGACTTTTTATGCTCTAGTTTTACCTATTCCTTGTGCCCCTACACTACCATCACAACACTTGCTACTGTAGCTTTTGCCATCTTTACATAAACAACCTCTTCTACTGCTTTTGGGTGAAGTTCTACTAGGTATATGAGTTTCTTTATCTCTTCTTTTAGTTTTCATAATTAATCTTTTATTTCATCAAGTTCTTTAAGTTTACTTTTACTCCATCTTAGTGCTGCTTTACCACCCCATAGCAAATAAGAAATAGTACCACATGCTTTACTATCACTTTCATCATAATATTCTTCTGCTCTACTTAAATAGCTATACATTCTTTTAATAGTTTCTACACTAACTGCTTCACCTTTTGCTAATTGTTTTGCTCTTACTTTTCCTACTTGAGTAGCACATTTATTGTTAATTTTTTCATTTAGTTCAATTCCTCTTTTAGCATTATTGCTTACTGCTTTAGGATAGTCTGCATAGCTCTCTAAATCAATGCTTTTTTTTTTAATAGACTTTTAATCTCTTCTATTTTTTTAAGTGCTTTATCTTCACTTGTATCTTTACTTGCTTGTATTGTAGCTTTGTCTGCAAAATATCCTTCGATTGAAAATCCTTTAACTTTTTCTGTTTTCACAAAGTCATTCCATATTTCAGAATTATTAACTTTCATGCTTATCATCCATGTACCTACTGGCACTTCTAAATCATATAAAGCAGACTTGTCTTTTTCTTTGTTTTCTACTATCCAACTTTCAACTACTGTTAAATCATTTACTGCTAATTTATGTTCAAGTGTAGCATTGTTTTGATTGCCATTTTTAAAAAATAATTCACTTGCTTTTCTAACTGTATCAGCACTAAAATATACATAAAACTCTTCTTCATTGTTTGTTCTATATATTGGTTTGTTTGGTATTAGTGCTGCTCCCATTAGTATCTGCTTTTCTTCATCTACTTTTGCAAGTTTAATTTCTTGATTTGATAGTGCAAGAAAGTTGCTTTCAATTGCTGGACTTTCTACGATTGAAACGGCTTCAATTCCTGTCACCTCATTTTCTTCATCTAATAATAATTCTACTATATTCATTTTTTCTATTTTTAAAAGGTTGCTGTATCTATTATATTGTTATCTAATGCTTGTGCAGTTGTTACATCTCCACTAACTACATAAGTTTTTATTGGTGTACTATTGCTTTGTCCTAATGCAGTTGCTACCTGATTAAAGCCAGATTGACCTACTACATTAAAAGCAGGTGCTTGACTTTCTGAAACACCACCTAAACTTGATGAACTTGGAGCAGATGGTGAAGATGAACCTGAGCCCTGAAATTGTGTAGCTGCAATAGTTGCTACTTGTGCTGCTCCTGTAATTCCTGCTAATGCTGCACCGGGTAAACCTGCAGGAATACCTAAACCACCAACTGCAGGATTAATAGCAGCAGAAATAGCTCCTGCAGTATTTATAATTGCTTGTGCTATACTAATAGCTTTATTTACTTGAAATGCTTTCTTTTGTGCTGCTTCATTTTCACCTGCAAAAGCAGTAACTAAATCACCAATAGCACTAAGAGCATCTGTAGCCATTTGTCTTTTTTTATCTTGAAGATTTTTATAATCATCAATTTCTTTTTTGTCTGCAGCATCTTGCTTGTCTTTTGCTTTTTGATTGTTATCTTCTTCTATTTTTCTATACTTTTCATTTATAGCAAGTTCTTCTTCTTTAAGATATTCTTTTAATCTAAGTATTTCTTCTTCACCTAGTCTAGTATCATTTATTAATTTAAAATACTTTTCATTAAGTGCATCTAACTCATTTTGTTGCTTTGTTTGTTTTCTTTGTCTTGCTGCTTCATCTATTTTTTCAACTTCTGCCAATAGCTCTCCTTCTAACTTAGCTATGTTTTGTAATCTTTTTCTTTCTAGTTTTGCTTTCTCTTCTAATTCTTTTCTTATTCTTTCTAATTCTTTCTTTGCTGCTTTTTCTTTATCTTTATTTACTTTTTTTGTTTCTACACCTAATGCTTTAAGTCTTTTAATTTCTTTATTAATA